TAAGCGGGAGATCCTCACGCAGATCTTTGACGTTTACATGACGTATTTTGAGAATGGCCCCGCTAGGTTGCAGGCGCTACCCATCACCAATCGTATAGTGGACCCGGTTTTTGAAGACCGCGCGTCCGTGCAGTATCAGCGGTTGAGGGCGGCGGTTCAGAACTTAGTGGGGAACATCCACGGTCGTCTCCAGGAGCTAGGCGGATTGCGTATGGGAGAATTCCCGTACTATGTCCATCAGTTCCTTGGAGGTGACGTGATTCTGGATCACATGCCCATCTGATCTTTTTTTTTGTCCATTTGGGTGCGGGAACCAGAAACCATGGCTTACAACTTTCTCATCGGGCAGACGTACAACTTCCAGGTATACCCGTCCGTGCTGGGCAATGACTGGCAGAACGTCAAGGTGACGTCGGTGATGTCGTACGAAGATGCGATGAAGCAGCAGGACGTAACGTCCCTGCACATCAAGTTCTACCCGTACTTCGGACCGCAGACGAATACGCCGAACGATCCCTCGGCTTACCTCTACATCAAGGTCAAGACGCAAAGCGGCGCAGTTACGATCTTGGGGGTCGCCTGGATCAACGACAGCAGTGTTCAGATGGTCACAGCCCAGACCGTCACAGCGACGATCGCCAATGTGACACCGCAAGACATTCCTAAGATTCAGGCGGCACTCGCCGCCAACGGGTACAACAACGTTACGGTAGCTATCCAGTAATAGGAAACGATAGTTATTTTTATCGGGTTTCCGTAATGTTCTGAAGAGAAGGGCCCGGCAAGCCCAGTGCTCGATTGTCCATGCGGTTCCTCCTCCCGCCTGCAAATGATCGAGATCTCCGCGCGAGTCGAAAGACCACCGCGCCTTTTGCCTAGACCGGGGCTGATTCATTCCGTCTCTGGGGTTTCCTCCTTGTTTCCCCTAGAACGCATCCTCCTCGTACTTGACCCTGTCCTGATGGCTGCTGCGACGTCTCCGCAAACGTCTTTGGCTGCTAATATCGGGATGTCTCCCTGGTGATTGGTCAAGTTGGTGGATTAAGAATGGGTCAGCCCCACGTGGTCTATCCTGGTTTCTAGTTGGATGGTTGGGTGATTGGTTTTCGCGAACCAAGCGGTTGATGTGCTTTGTAGTTGCGGTACTCTTTTGTAACGACCTGTAGTTTTAGCCAGGGGTGGCCCGAAACCACCCCTGGCCTTTTTCTTTTTTATGCCGCCGATCCGATTTTTACTCCATGGTTTGATCATGTAGGTCGACAAGGAGTGAAAAGAAGTGACAGATAATCCTTTTGTATTGCCCAGCAGTAGCTATAAGCGCGATATCAATGTCTTGGGATATTACATCCAGGACTGCGCGACCTACTTGCACCAGATGACCGGTGCACCCATCGAGGAATGCACGACCTTCGTCAAGACGGAAATGCGCCCCGGTGGTCAGTTTCAATTCGTCGATCCGAAGATCGTTTACCTGGAACGCGAAGACAACGGGGACCGGGTTCGTAAAGAAGGGACGCTTCGTGCCTATCTGGACGAATCGATTCGCAATCAGGAGTTGATCGCTCCGACGCTCACGACGTACCTGCCACCAACTGTCAAGAAGTCGTTGCTAGTGGACTACATCGACGCCAACGTGAAAGCACGGGGCGTGGCGAAGAAAGCAAAGTTCAAGGCGGAAATGGAAGGCGACATTGTTCTGATGCAAATCAAGGACAACGAGCAGACCAATAAGAAGCTGGCGAACAACTCGATCTCGGGTGCACACGTTTCGCCGTCGACACCGCTGTACAACAAGACAGCGCACTCGACACTTACCTCGAACTGCCGTTCGACCTCGGGGTTTGGGAATGCGAACAACGAGAAGTTCCTTTCGGGTAACCGGCATTATTGGTCGCCTGAAATCACGATGAACAACATCATCTCGATTATTAACCACACGGATTACGAGGCGCAAGCGCACGCCATGCAGAAGTTCGGCATTCGTCATCCGTCCGTGGAAGAGACGATGGAGTGCATTACGTACTCGACCAATCTGTACTGGCGAGACAAGATGCAGTTGCTGCGCGTGTATCGCTTGGTCAAGACGCTGACACCAGCACAACGTTCAGCTTTCGTCTACACGGGCGACATGTACCACCTCATGAAGTTCAATGAGCTGGTTGTGCGAGAATACGTGACAAAGCTCTCGATGATGGTGGAAGTGGTGCATCCGGACCCGGACAGCATCATCAAGAAGGTGCAGGAAGAGCACGTGCATCTGGCGTGTCAGATTTGCGAACGCTACACCAAAGGTCTGCAGTTGCACGAGATCGTCGGTGATGCGCGTGGTATTCTAGCATCGACCGCAAAGAACATCGGGGATGTGGGTGAAGAGTATCGGGATTTGATTCGCGCCTTCTGGGTGACGACCAATGTTCCGGCATCGCTTGCCTTCTTCCCAGACTCGATCCGTCGTTCAGCGCTGACGTCGGATACGGACTCGACCATCTTTACCGTTCAGGATTGGGTGCTATGGCATCAGGGATGGCTCGGCTTCGATGAGAAGTGCAATGCAGTGGCAGCCTCGATGGTGTTTCTGGCTGCGCAGACCATCATTCACGTGTTGGCGCGCATGAGTGCGAACTTCGGTATCGAAGAAAAACGCATTCACCAGGTGGCGATGAAGAACGAGTTCAAGTTCGATGTGTTTGTGCCGACGCAAGTGGCCAAGCACTACTTCGCACTCATCGGCTGTCAAGAGGGCAACCTCTTTAAGGAGTACAAGAAGGAAATCAAGGGCGTGCACCTGAAAGCTTCGAATGCTCCGCGCTTCGTGATGAAGGAAGCCGAGAAGATGATGCTGTTTATCATGAACTCGGTGCTGGCTGGTAAGAAGATCAAGATCAATGAGATCCTGAAGACGATCGGTGACATCGAACGTCAGATCTTCCAAGCTATCGGTGAAGGTGGCTACCAGTTCTTCCGCATGGGTCAGATCAAGACGCCGGAATCGTACGCGAAGTCGGCAGAAGAATCACCCTATCAGCAGTATGTAATGTGGAACGAAGTCTTCGGTCCCAAGTACGGTATCGCGCCCCCCGTGCCATACACCTGTGTCAAGATTGCCACCGATCTGGATACACCGACCAAGACGAAGGAATGGCTCGATGGTCTGGAGGACCGTCAACTAGCAGAACGCATGGAGAACTACATGAAGCGTATGAATAAGCGCTACATCGGTACCGTGCAGTTGCCCGAGCAGAACCTGCAAACGCATGGCATTCCGAAGGAAATCCTCCAGGTGGCGGGTGTGCGGAAGATTGTGGCAGACGCAACGCGCGTTTTCTACATCATCCTGGAAACGTTAGGCATTTACATGGCTAACGACAAGTTGTCGCGCTTGGTGTCCGACACACACTAAGTGTATTGATAGCAGGTAGGTCAAAAGGTTGGACATTCGCGTCGATCTACCTGCTGAGAACGTAGTGTCTTTGTAATACTTTCTTTATTGAGCAATTTGGGCAAACACTCATCTCTCGTACTAGCGGAGAGAGTGCCAGAAGATCACCGGCTAAGTCCAGCGCGGACAGGCTGGTGATCGACCCCTTATGCCGTTTTCACGTAGAATCGTTATGAGTGTTTCGGAGTGGACTTGAAATACTTGTATCGTGAATAAACTACGTAACCGGGGTTACAATGAGTGAATTGAAGCTGGAGACCAACCATATCCAGTGCATGGTGAAACTTGTCGAGGAAGGACCTTTGCATAAGAACGACATCGAAGATCGTTTGGCGAAGGACGAGTTGATCCGAGCGGGTTTTTTGACCCAAATCGCTTATGGCGGCGAAGGGGATTTCATTGCGGCAACTTATGCAGGACAGCAACTGTACTGCAAGAAGATTGTTGGCGTGGCTATTCTCGAAAATGCTGTGAAACAACGGAAAAAAATGGGCACCCTCACCAGGTGCATGCGCTAACGGCGTCATAGGAGCCTGCCCCAGGGGAAGGGCAGGCTCCTTTTATGCCGGTGTGGCCATGACTGTACCGCCTTCCTCACGGATTTTATCCACCAAGCTATCGATCTCTTCATCGACTGCTTTAAGATCATCTGCGCTTAGCACATTCGAGAAGTACGATCCCGTACGGTACTGGCGAATCGCCTGCATGAGCAAGTTCAACTGTTGCTGGTTGCGGATATTTGCACCGCCCTGGTTACCACCCTTTGCCAGATCGACCATCAGATTGACAGCTGGGAAGCGAGACAATGCCAGCGCCCAGATCACTTGCATGGTTGGCGCCACATCCGGGAAAGCCATCACGTCATTCAGACTTTCCTTTGTGACTGCTGGGATGCTACGCAAAATGCCTGTGAAATCTTGACCAACCGCTTGCAAGTTAGCAAGGATGGTTTCATGGACAGCATTGAGCTTTGACGAGAAGTCCGTGATGTAGAACGGATGGTGCTTACCCTCGCCCATTACAGCACCACGCTCCAGATTATAAATCCGGTTAAACACCACGTAGTCCAGATGACTGTACAGCATATTGGGCAAGACGTACATGTGAATGAACTGCTGGATCGTTCGACCTGGTTCACCCGTTTCTCGTGTATACTCATCTTCTCTCAGACGAAACGCTCGATACTGTACTGCCAGCATGGGGATATTGATCGAAATCACTACGATCCCTGTTTCCGTCCCTGTCTTCTTGCCGTCCGGTAAATTCAGCATCAGATCGCTACGCGGGTGCCGTAAGACCTTCACTGCTTGAACATTGCGCCAATCACGATTCACGGCTTCTGCATCGAAATCCGCATTCTCTGCGATCAGTACTTCTGTACAACCAGCGTAGAAGACCCCGCGAAAGACGTGACCTTTTGAAATCGAGGAAGTCATTTTTAACGCCATCCCGAGATTCAATGACAGCGAGTCCACGACGTCGTAGTAGCGGTGCAGCTCTATGTTCTTGGCCACTGCGATGGATTGCAGGAGCCGGATCAGGAAGTGGTCGCTTTCCACCGCCATGGAGTGGGACTTGTAGAACTCCACGACCTTCTTGAGGTTGTGCCTGAGTCCGTCTCTGGCATAGTGCCAGTTGGCTGCGTACATGGTGGGAACGTTCACACCAGGCAGCAAGTTAAAAAGGCCGTGCATAAAAACGTCCTAAGAATAGTCTAAGCATACGATGAGGCCAGCCGATGTTCGGGGTTAATGTAGCAAAACGTACCAAAGTCAACCGTGCAGTGCGCATGAAGTTGGCAAAAGTCAGCGCTTCGACACCTCGTCCGGCTGCCGGACGCCAGTCGTACCTGGATCGCCAGCATGAACAAATGTCAGCCCTGAGAAAATGGGCCTTCGAAGGAATCGAACCATGATTGCCATTGTGGACGAACTCTCTGAAACAGTCCGCAATGCCGCAGCTTCACCGGGCCGCGTTGTGCCTGTCACGACTAACGTCACGGGTTCGACTTTATCCAAAGTTATCGTAGAAGTCATCGCGAGTAGCTCGTATGTTTACCCGGAAACAGAAGGCAACGAGAAACCGAACGTCTTTACGACGAAATACCAGCGACAACGCGAGTGGTGGAACACTCCAAAAAAGCAACGCAGGAGAAAGAAATGAATTACGATCAAACCCGTGAAGCTGTCGAGCCAGATAACATCGCCCTGAACCTTGGTATCGTCGCAGGCTGGGCTTCACTCATCAAGACATGTCCGAACCAAGTCTCGCAGCAGGATCGCGACATGGAGCAATACATTCGTCGTCTGTACGCTGTGGTTCGTGATATCGTCTTCGGTACGCCGAATGCGAATACGTCGATCTATACCTGCGACATTCCGGATACGCAACTCGCCGATAAGATCACGCCCTACATCGTCTCCACGATGCGTAGTCAGGCGGCAATGGAGCGCGCGGTTCCCAACGCCCTGACCAAGGTCGTCGCTCGATTGAAGACGGAGCTGGTAGTGTAGGGGGAGTGGTGGCGAGACGACAGAATAAGACATGGGCTCCGAGCTGGAGAGTGGATCGCGAGAAAGGTGTTCGTGCGGTCCAGCATAACTTCAGCCAAATAGCCCAAGCCGCACAACGGGGTGGTGACGCTTGGTCAGTACAGGAGGCAGCGATTCGGCTGTCGGAAATCCGTGCTGCTCTTGAGGAAGCCGAAGCAAAGCTGGAACGTTATCAGGAGCAAGAGGCTGCATGAGCGATTTACTTATTCAAGGGATTGTCGCAGGGTTCAATCGGCGCACTTCCTCGGCCATAAGCGTCGAGTGATCTATAAGACCTGCACGACATCCAAGGAGGTTCCCGATGGCGAAGCTCAAGTTTCAGCGAACTAAGCCTCATGCGAGCGTCGGAACGTTAGGCGGAATGGCGACACCTGTAACTGGCCCGACTACAGCCGGTCCTTGGCAGAATAGAACAGGGACTGAAACCTACGTTCACATGAACCATGGACCAATGATCGATCATCGCAATCGTGAAGAACGCCGCGCGAAGAAAAAATATGGTCCTACATTGGGCTCCCAGTACAAGAAAAGGAGGTGGTGGGAATGAATCGCGATCGCATCCAGACATTGGTGGCCGAGATTTCTCGTGCGCGTGAAGAATTCAATGCACCAATCGATCAGACAGTCGATCCCGTAACGATTAAGACATCGGACGGCATACCTGTTATGGAATTGACTTCTGCGTGCAAAGGTGCGTTTCGTCAGCAGCCCGTTTTGATACTGGACGTTTTTTTAGCAGCCCATTCGGAAATCCAGGCTGCTTTAAAAGATTCTGGTTTCAGAGTCATTACTGTGTCCAGTCAACAAGAGCTTATTGAAGCTGCGCGTATGCAGGGATTTAGCGAAGCACAGATCCAGGAAAAAATAACTGGGCTAACCCATGTCATGAGAAGTGATGCTGAGCTGTTAAGCTTGGCCGAAGTCGTGCGTGCTATGCCCGTTGCGAAACTTGCGATGTCTGAAAAGAAGTCGCATCGGCCGGCCCGGCATTACCCAAAAACAGAAAACGTGATCGGTGGAATTAATGGAATCTCAGCTGCAAGAAGAAGTCCGCACGAAAGTGCCGACTTTGGACGACGTCATGTCGACGGAAGAACTGGAGCAGGTGACTGCTGAAGG